GTGCTAGAGTTGATCCATTGGCTCTACGCAGAGTAACACTTGAAGCGTTAGAAGTATTGTAGTTTCCTGTTGATACAGATCCACCATAAACATCAACAAGAATTTCATTGGACTCACCAACTTCGCCATGCGTTTGGATAGTTGTCGATGAATTAGGATCTGCTAAGTTCGCTTCGTTGTTGTCACTGACTGTTAATCGTGCTTCTGGATACTTGGCTCCAAGACCAAAGTTACCAGTAGACGGAAAATAAACGATTCCCTTGTTTGACGAAGTCTTAAACTGAGGTGCACCTGCAATTTCTCCAGAGATAACAACGAAATGTGGAGCATTGGTAGTATTATCATCAACAACGGTTGGCTTACTAGCAGGAATCCAGTCCTCTGAATCCCAAACTTTAAGCTCCGAAGAGTTCTTATCGTACCAAAGTTGACCAATCAATTGATTAGGTGGAGCAGTTTCTCCAGCAAAATTTTCTGTTAAATGAATAAAGTTTTCATTTAAGTATTGACCGTAACCTGAAAAATTCTTGCCGACTAAGGCGACACTAGCACTGGTTACATCCGTTGTACCGTCTTCGACTACTGCTAGTAGATCACCATTCGACAAATTAATATTGTATGCCATTTATCGTTAACTCCGATTTATAATATTTAACCTTTTTACCACCGTTATTGTGCGCCGGTTAGGTTTGTCAGGCTCTGTATTCTTACTGTGTATTCAATTTGAATCAGCCTATTCAAGCTCTTTTGAACTGGGTGGAAAATAACATGAGTCAACAGTTTTCCAGAACCCGGACCTGCTGCGCTCCAACCTTTAAGGCCCAACTCATCAAATACAAATGTATCTTCAGTAAAGGGGCTGTTGTCGAATGCTTGTTGCCCAGCTGGTTCGCCGTAATCTAATAGACATGTAACAAGAATGTCAGAGTAAACTGTACCAGGAACATGACGAATTTCCATTTTATTTCTAAGTGGGTCGTTGTTAGTTTCGTCAGTGTTGTCTACTGTTTTGTAAAATGTTGGATTATACAAATCGGCATTTTGTGTATTAACATTAGGCGGCAAATAATTGATGATACCTGTTGGATCAACCGCAGTGCCGCCATTTCCAAAGTGCATTTCGCTAATAAACGCTGTACCTTTATTTGCTAGACTATAGGCCATTGCTTCACTGATGTTTTCAAAGTGAATAGCATTTTTCTTGTCAACCAAAAGAATAGGATTTTCACTGTCAGTGACATCTGAAATTTTTATCATTCCTATTACATTTGGTGTTATTGATTCTTGTGTATGCATTTCTGCCCTTTAATAATTTAGACTCTGCCCTGAGCAAAAACTTCGCCGGAATCCGGGTCAAAGATTTTTAAAAATCCTTGTACAGCTATACCCGGGTGTTCATCGGGTTCTACCCGAGTTTCATTCTGGTCTTCTGTTTGGTTTTCTTTCAAGAGCTCTTTATCATTATTTATCATCATATTTTTAGGGGTTTCCAAGTTGTGTGTAGCCCGACGAAGGTCTATTCATATTATATACATCTGTACCAAACGGGTGAACAGACGGAATGCCTGTTCCACCAACACCGCGGCGTATTTGTCCCAATATGTTATTATTCTTGGTATAGTACTCAATTCTTTCGCCATTGATATGTAGAATACCAGGAGATATTGTAACCGGATTTGGATCATCTAACTTTGTTCCATCAACAACTGTAATTGTTGTGTCAGCCAAGTTCAATGGTGCAGCCAGAGTGGTAGTAAATGCCGGCGAAGCATTTGCTGCCGATCGGAAATCATTCATATTTACAAACAATCTGACTCCGTTAAATCCTTGTGTGTTATCAACTAGCGTTATTGTTAAACTGTCATAAGTCTTACCAGGCAATAGTTCTTCTGGAGCATGGCTGAAAAGCTCGGATATAAAAGTTCCGCCATTGGCTATAATAGTTTCTGGAGAAATACCCGACACTGTTGGGAACGCAATATTCCCAGTAATAGCTACAGCAGCCGATCCTGTGCCGCTACCTGGTCCTGTAGCAACAAATATCACGCCTTCTAGGTTCTTAAATGCGCCTATTAGAGTAAAATTAGTGTTGCCAACAGTGGTAATGATATACCTGGTACCAACTACAAACTGCCCTGCAGGAATTGGTTGGCCAGCCCAACCACCGCCAGTAACTGCGGTGTCAACGGTTACTTGATCGTAGGAATTGATCTGCGTATTGTTAAGCCCTGTTACCAGTCTTGACAATACCTTAGGTACCATTGTACTCTTTGGCGAGTACGAAGCCCAGATACGATCATTTGCGTTATCAAAATCAGCAGGATTGTAAGCAGTAAACGAACTGGTAATGAATTTATTATTTGCTGCCACATTTGCAGTTGTTACATATCCGTTTCCTTTGTAACTTAAATAAGTTCCAGCTGGATATGCAACATTGGGTTGCCAATCAACAACTTTGGTAGAGTATTTTACTCTATCAAATCGTATAGAAGTTTTTAGCTTTCTAATCTTCTTGTTGTTTAGTCTAACACTGGCAATAGTCTGGTTTCGAGAAACTTCTTCATATTTGCTAAGTGCAGTTGTACCAGATCCGGATACTGTAACAGTAGGTGTTAGTGTATACCCGCCACCGGTATTGACAACATTGATCTGCGTGACTTCGCCAGTTATTGGATTAATAGCAGATTGTACATTAGCACCGAAGCCTGTGTTGTCATTAGAGATAACTGACACATCCGGAGCGGTCAAGTGTCCATAGCCAGGTTTAGCAATAACTACACTTTCAACTTCAAATTTATGATTGTTTTTCCAATCCTGATACCTTGGCAAGGTATTAATCAAAGCATCGTCGCCGGGTATCTTGCCACTTGGGCTACGGAAGGCCTGCTGTGTAGAATCCCAATAAGACGGCAAGTCAAAGTCACTTACGCCCATACCGGCTAGTTCATCAGTAAAGTACTCTAGGTTATACTCTCTGATCTTTGTTCTATAAGGTTTAATCTCGTTGGCATATTCTTCATAGTACTCTTGTTTATTCTTAATAAACGAAGTTGAAGGACGCAGTGCATTTGTTCTATGCTTGATAGAAACAAAGCTGGTCTTAAAGATCCAATCAGAATATTTCTGCTCAGCTAGTATAAAGTCTACTAGATTGATCAAGAATCGGTTGTAGTAGTTGGCTAGTGTATCAACAAATATATCTTCTTTAAGACCTTTGACAATGTACCTTAGCTCATTGAACAAACTATAGTCCCATGGCTCAGCATCATAGCGATAGAAATCATAGCCTATGCTGTTCCACAATTCATTCTTAATCTGGATTGTTCCGTCTTGTAGTCCAACAACTGTATACTTTCCGCCAGCATCATATCTGAATAGATTGAACTTTCCAGACCCGTCATTTTTAACTTTGATCAAATCACCAACTTTGAGTGTTTCAATTTTATAAATGTCATTGAATGTATCAACAGTGTAGTTAGGCAAAGTTTTTATACTATAACCATCTTCAAACCAATTGGTAAAGTTCCAGGTGTTGGCAGTATCAAAAGACTGTACCGCAGTTAAGGTATTTCCGCCGTCTGCAAAACCTTTAACATAGATACTCCAGCGATTGTTAAAGTTTATATCGTCCCTGACAAAAATTCGTCTTGGGAGAGCAAAGCCTAATAGGTTAGGGTCGCCGATTCCTGTTGCTGTAAAGGTTGTTCCAACAGTATTTGAACTTGCACCAATTGTGACAAAGTCAAAATTAACCACTTCAGTAATAATGTACTGTTTACCAATTTCAAACGCACCAGTTGTGAACTCTGGAACAGAATTTACCTGTTCGAAAGTGTCAACTAGATAATCATATAGATCCGAACTAGGTTCAGGTTCGGCTGCATAAAAATTGTCAGAGTAGATATTAAACTTGTCAACAATTTTTAACGCCACTGGATATTTTATTAGAATAGAGTTTACATACTTAAGACTATCTTGAATAGCCTTTGTTCTGTTTAAAATTACTGTTTGCCTTGGTTTATTTGATAGACCAATCTTATCGTCTGCTAGCAGTGCAGGATCAGGAACAGGATTTCCGTCTGCATCTTGTCCTACTAGACTGTCAATAATTTTGTTCTCTATACGAGGATCCATTACAGCAGTATCGTCACCTTCAGGGAATAACTGATATTCGCTGTGTGTTATGCTGT